CCTCAAAAAATCTCCGGGGGAAGAAAATCTGAGTATAAAGTACCTCCCAACTATTAGTGCGAGGGCGAAACATGGCACAATACTACTTAAAACACTATGGGATGGTATCTGGCGATTATTGGGATGACCCATATTTAGCCCATTATGGAATCATGGGAATGAAATGGGGTATCCGTAGATACCAGAATGAAGACGGTTCTCTTACAGCAGAAGGCCGAGCCAGGTATGGAACTGTTGAATCTCTCGAGGCAGCAAGAAGGCTGAAAAGAGGTGGAACTTTCGGAGTTGTCGGTACTTCGGTTACTGGTGCTAGAATGAAAAAAGATGGCAGTATTAAAAATTTGCGTGATAATTTTAGAGGTAAATCTAGAAAAGAACGTGAACAGATGATTCGGAATGAACAGAAAAAAGAACGTGAACAGATGATTCGGAATGAACAGAAAAAAGAACGCGAAGCCAAATGGAATGAAGCTAAGAAAAAGTACGAAGAAAAAAAGAAGAACTTTGCTGAATTTTATGGAGATCCTAGAGAAGGAAAGTATAGAAGCATTCGAGATGACGATAATGTATTTAATTACGTGCATAAAAAGATGCTTAGAGAAGATCATGATGGCAGCTATAGAAAGAAATACGTCGATTCCGGATATTTCGATGCTGTAAAAGCAGATCGTGAATATTTAAAGAAGCATTCGTTCGAGGATGATTCAATTCAGGATTTTAGTCAACAGGATTATGCTGATTGGTGGGGGGATGTCTCACGCTCAAATACAATTTCGTGGGATGAAATTGAGTGGAACCGCACCAGAAGACGCTAATTATATTTAACTCACACCTCTTGATAGGGGTGCCAAAGCAATTACTGGATCCCGACGGTAATGTAAGATTTGTGGTTCTCCTTTCAGGCAAATGATTATGCGCTAAGGCACCTCTAATAAGGGGTGTGGATTATATTTACAATTGGAGGTGATACCAATGCCTCGGAAAAAGAAACCCGAAGTTGCGGAAGAAAAAGTACAATACAAATTACCTCCAGCCTTAACCGAAGAAGCTTTAGAGAATAAGATGATCATGAAAGCATACGAAGTTGTCTATCAACGAATGTGCGATGGAACAGTAACTTCTCCAGAGCTTGTTCATTTTTTGAGATTAGGTTCGACTAAAGAAAGAGAAGATCGGGACTTGCTCAATAAAAAGAAGGAATTGCTGGAGGCCAAAACAAAGGCAATTAACGAATCTAAGAGTATAGAAGAGTTATATTCTAAAGCTATCGAAGCTATGCGCAGTTATAGTGGATCATTAGAGGAGGAAGAAGATGCTTAAATCCTACTCAGAAATGATTAAGCTAAAAACTTACAAAGATCGATATGAATATTTAAAAATTGGAGGATCTGTTGGAGAAGAAACATTCGGAGGATCCAGATGGTTAAACCAAGTTTTATATTCTTCACCAGAATGGAAAAGATTCCGAAGAGAAATAATACTTAGAGATAACGGTTGCGATCTAGCTTGTAAAGATAGACCAATAGTGACCAAAGTTTACATCCACCATATAAATCCGATAACACCAGAAGACATAAAGAAGAGAGCCGATAATGTCTTTGACCCAGATAATGTTGTATGCTGCAGCCACGAAATGCATCAAGCAATACATTATGGGGATGAGTCGCTCTTATCAATAGATGTTCCAACAAGAAAACCAAATGATACTTGCCCATGGAGGAATACAAATGTCTAAAAGTATATTAACCTCTGTGAAAGAAAACATTAGCGGAATAACCGAAGACTATACGGCCTTTGACAACATACTAATACCAATTATTAATGCCGAGTTTGCAAAATTATGCCAGCTTGGGGTTGGGCCAGCTGATGGGTTTTCAATAGCAGATAAAACAGCCACATGGGACCAGTTCACAACGGACCCAAGACTTGATTTTGTAGAAGAGTACGTAACTCTAAGGGTTAAGATACTCTTTGATTCGTCAGACATGCCATCATTTGTAGTAGAAGCTCTCAAACAAGCAGCCGTTGAATACGAGTGGCGCCTACAGGTCGCAGCCGAGGAACTTACAGCGGAGAAAGATGATGGCATTTAAGTTCCACAACCCGAATCCTAGACGAAATTCGTAACTGATTTATTATTGGTTGTGATCAAATTCGAGTGAAAGGAGGGTAATATGTACGAAGATCATGAAAATCTGAATTACCTCGCACACCATGGAATATTAGGTATGAAGTGGGGTAAAAAGAATGGACCCCCATATCCATTATCGGACGCTAAACATGATAAGGTTGTTCAGCGAGCTGAAAAGAAAAGGCTCAGAAGAGAGAAAGGAGCCGAAAAAAGGAAACAAAATATACTAAAAGATCCGAAGAAAATAGTTAAATACCAGAATGAATTTAGTAAAGAAGAGATAGAATCTGCCATTGATAAAATAGATACTGTAAATAAAGTGAAAACTCGCATACCAGAGTCTAATTTACAGAAAAAAATAAAAAAGGTCAGATTGTCTAAAAAGAAAAAAAAATGGGCATCTACACCGAGCAAATTAGAAAAGAACGCCCATAAGTTTACAAATGAAGAAATGCAAGAAGCATTGCAATATTTAAAAAATACAGAAAATATATTTGACTTAAAAGTAAAAAGAGCGAGAAGACCTCTAGAAATAGGTAATACTGTCAGTGATTATGTAGGATCTATGGGAAGATTACTTGGTAATTGGAACACATTACGAGATAATTCTGTAAAAACTAGAGGTGCGGGGCTCACAAATGACGAACGCCATAAAATATGGCTTAAGGAAAATGTTAGTCCAGAATATTTCGAGATGCTAGTAAAAGGTGGAAAAAAGAAAAAATAGCGTTTCGTTTTAATAAATTTTTATAAGAAAGGTTGCACAGACAGGTGATGAAATATGGCTGAATATTATATTGAACACTACGGCTATGTTGACGATGGCCGCTCACTTGCCCATTATGGTGTAAGAGGAATGCGCTGGAGACGGCATAAATATACTGGAAATTCTAGTCGCGACTATGATTATTCTACTGGCGATAGGTCTAGAGCTAATTATTACAATGTACAGGGGCAAATAGCAGATACAAAAAGATTTCATGCACAGAGAGACCCCCAAAGAATTATTAATACTAGAAGACAGAATGAGCAACATAAAAAGAAAATTAATAAACTTGTGAATACAGGTGACGCAGCTAGAGCGGCATATTACAGAAATCAAGGGGAAAATAATGTAAATGTCGTAAGAGAAAATTACGAAAATTATAGAAATAGGCAGAACGAAAATAGATCGAATCATGGTGCTAATAGAAGACCAGAACAGCAGATGATGGAACGCTGGTTAAAGAAGAGACAAGATCGCCAGGATGCCCAAAATGATGCTGTAGCTGCGGCTCTTCGTTCTGAATCAACTGCAGAGAGACGAATTAGACAGAACATCGTCCAGCCAAGAGAACATTCAAGAGAACTAGGATGGGCTAATATTAATGCAGAAGTTGCAAGACAGCAAAGAGATCGTCGTAATAAGAAAAAGCATTAATTTTATAAAATAGGAGAACCATAAATGTCACTATCAAACACGGCAGTTCCTCGATATTATGGGGAATTTAGAGATGCTGTGGTTCGGGGCGAGATAGCTATAAATCAGTATATTGCTATGGAAATGAATAGGATTGATCGTCTTATTGCAAATCCTGGTATATTTTATGATGACCAAGCTGTTGAAGGTTGGGTTAGATTCTGTGAAGCTGAATTAACTCTTACAGATGGTTCCGACTTACATATGCTGGACTCTTTTAAATTATGGGGAGAAGAGATATTTGGTTGGTATTATTACGAAGAGCATCAGGTCATGGAAGAAACCGACAATGGTGGCGTAAGATACGTAACAAAGCTTATTAAACAGCGACTTACAAAAAAGCAATATTTAATAGTTGCCAGAGGTGCCGCTAAAACAATGTATGATGCGTGTATTCATGGGTATTTCTTAACAGTTGATAAGACAACAACTCATCAGATAACTACAGCACCTACGATGCGTCAAGCGGATGAGGTTTTAGCTCCTTTAAAAACCGCTATAATCAGATCAAAAGGTCCGTTATTTCAGTTCTTAACCAGTGGCTCATTACAAAATACCACAGGCCCAAAATCTAATAGACAGAAATTAGCGTCTACCAAAAAGGGAATAGAGAACATGATGACTGGATCACTATTGGAAGTTAGAGCCATGGACGTTGATAGTTTACAAGGTTTAAGATGTAAAATAGCAACAATTGACGAATGGCTCTCTTGTGATACAAGAGAAGATGTGGTAGGTCCTATTGAACAAGGTGCATCCAAGTTCGATGATTATTTAATAGTATTAACGAGCTCAGAAGGAATAGTCCGAAACAGCATAGGCGATACTATGAAAATGGAGCTAATTGATATTCTAAAGGGTGAGTATGAGGCACCGCATGTTTCGATTTGGTATTACAGGTTAGACGATCAAAACGAAGTTGGTGATCCTCGAATGTGGGAGAAAGCAAATCCTAATATAGGAAAAACCGTAAAGAAGTTAGTATATCAGTTAGATGTAGAAAGAATGGAGAAAGCCCCGTCTACAAAGAATGATATATTAGCTAAAAGGTTTGGAATACCTACAGAAGGATACACATATTTCTTCACATATGATGAAACTATAAAACATGCCAAATCTGATTTTTGGGGTATGCCATGCTCACTTGGAGCAGATATGTCACAGGGTGATGACTTCTGCGCATTCACATTTTTGTTCCCTTTACGAGATGGTTCATTTGGCGTTAAAACTCGAAGTTATATTACATCATTAACATATGCTCGATTGTCGCCCGCTATGAAGCAAAAATACCAAGAGTTTATAGAAGAGGGAAGTCTAGTAATATTAGACGGAACTGTTCTTAAATTGGATGATATTTATGATGAATTAGACGGCTATATTCAAGAGCATCAGTATGACATATTAACTTTTGGCTTTGACCCATATAATGCTAGAGAATTTGTCGAAAGATGGGAACGAGAAAATGGGCCATATGGGATTGAGAAAGTACAGCAGGGTGCTAAAACAGAAACAGTTCCTTTAGGAGAAATAAAGAAATTATCCGAAGAGCGCATGCTTATATTTGATCAAGAGCTAATGTCTTTTACTATGGGTAATGCTATAGCATTGGAAGACACAAATGGTAACAGAAAATTGTTTAAGAAGCGTCGAGATGAAAAAATAGATAATGTTTCAGCATTATTAGACGCTTATGTCGCTTTTAAAAGACATAGTGATGACTTTGAAAACTAAGGAGGATCAATTAATGGCATCATTAAGAGAACGCCTCCGCAAATCGTGGAATGTTTTCGTAGGAAAAGACAATGCTCCATATGCAAATTATGGGCCGTCTTATTTCAGAAGACCTGATAGATCGAGAACACTTTACGGAGGCACTAAGCAGTCGATTGTTTCTTCTGTAACAAGTCATATAGCTATAGATTGTGCTGCAGTCAATGTTCTGCATGCTAGAGTAGACGGAAATCATAGGTATGTTGAGACCATAGATGATGATCTTAATAAAATATTTACGTTGGAGGCTAATCTAGACCAAACAGGCAGAGAATTTAAGCAGGATATTATACAGTCTATGTTTGATGAGGGGGTCGTAGCAGTAGTACCAGTCGAGACGAGCGATAAGATAGATGAGAATAGCGGAAGCTACAAAATTTATACAATGAGAGTTGGTAAGATTGTATCTTGGTATTCTCAGCATATTAAAGTCGACTTGTATGACGAACGAATTGGCCAACATAAGCAGATAATCCTTCCCAAAAGAGAAGTTGCTATAGTTGAAAATCCATTATATTCTGTAATGAATGAGCCAAATTCCATACTGCAAAGATTAATAAGAAAAATGAGCTTGCTCGACACTATTGATGAGATAAGTGGTTCTGGTAAACTTGATCTTATTTTTCAACTTCCCTATTCTGTAAAGACTGAAACAAAAAGAAGAGAAGCTGCTAAAAGAAAAGCTGATATCGAAAAGCAGTTATATGAAAGTAAATATGGAATCGCTTATATAGATGCGACAGAAAAAGTTACGCAGTTAAACAGATCTATAGAGAATAATCTCCTCGCCCAGATCCAATATTTGCAAAAGCTATTCTACAATCAACTAGGTGCTACAGAAGAAGTATTTGCTGGCACAGCAACTGAAGCAGTTATGCTGAATTACTATAATAGAACCATTGAGCCAATATTGGCCGCGTTCGTAGATGAATTTAATAGAAAGTTCATAAGCGACACGGCTAGATCGCAAGGCCAAGCTATAATCTATTATAGAGAGCCGTTCAAGCTAGTACCTGTTGATAAGCTCGCAGACATAGCTGATAAATTTACTAGAAATGAAATTCTATCTTCTAACGAAGTCAGAGCGATCGTCGGTTTCAAACCAATTGATGATCCTAGAGCTGATGAACTTAGAAATAAGAATATTAATGCATCGGCAGAGGTATTACCTCCAGCTAATACAAATCAAGCCGATTATTCACCTGAAGAATGGCAATACTTAGATCATAGTGCAATCTATAATATATTACTACGATCTAGAAAGGAGAAAATTCAAAATGGCACCAAAAAACTGTGATTTCTGCGGCTGGGTAACAAAGAACGATACTCTTTGTTCAGATGGTAGAACAATCAGAAGAGATGCTTTCGCACATCAGGATGGCCAGAAGGTCCCTATGGTGTGGATGCATAATCACTCTACTCCTGACGCGGTCGTAGGATACACTATTCTTGAGAACAGACCAGAAGGTGTTTATGGATATTCCTATTGCAATAACACCGAGAATGGTAGAAAGATTAAGGAGCTTGTCCAGCATGGAGACATCAATTCGTACTCCATATTTGCAAACAAGCTTAAGGAACAGGCCGGCAATGTACTTCACGGAATTATTCGTGAGGTAAGTGTGGTACTATCTGGCGCTAATGATGGCGCTAGAATTGAAGAAGTGTCGCTATCCCATTCTGCTGCAGAAGTCGATGACTATGAGTATAATGGATACTACGATGCTATTATTGTAACAGGAGATAGCGAAATGAGTATAAATCATTCAAGTGATGATAATACACCTACAATTGGTGAAGTTCTTGATACAATGGATGAACCAATGCTCGGCGTTGTCAATGAAGCCATCGGCAAGGCTTTAGCCCATGCCAGTGAAGAAGAATTCGAAGAGTTCTATTCTGAGAACGAGGATATTTTGGATTCTATGGACGATGATCAGATTGAGGCTCTCGGTATGCTTATCGAAGAGGCTTACAATCAGGGATTCGAGGATGCTTCTTCTGATGATGACGATGAATATGACGATGACGATGAAGATGACGAATATTATGATGACGAAGACTACGAGGACGACGATGACGAAGAGTTAGCAGTAGAGCATTCCGCAATGTCTTCAAACGAATTTTATGGAGGAGAAAACGACATGAAGAGAAACGTATTTGATAACGAGTCCATGCCTAGTGAGGGTGGATATCTCACACATTCCGATTTAATCGAGATTGTTAAGACAGCTAAGGATACACATGCTGGCTCTATGAAGCAGGTGTTCCAGGATTATTGCGATGATCTTGGTTTGCAGCATGATGCTGATTCTGATGCTGGTATTTCTAGATCTACAGATATACAGAACTATGGTGTTAATGACCCTAGCTTCCTGTTCCCTGAGTATAAGTCTCTCAATAATCCGCCTGAGTGGATTCGTAGAGACATGGACTGGGTTTCTGCACTCATGAATGCGATTCATCATACACCTTTCTCGAGAGTTAAGTCTCAGTATGCTAACATTACAGCTGATGCCGCTCGTGCTCGAGGATACATCAAGGGTAAGCAGAAGGTAGAGGAAGTATTTACACTCTTGAAGAGAGTAACAACCCCTCAGACTATTTATAAGCTTCAGAAGTTTGACCGTGATGACATGATCGATATCACGGACTTCGATGTAATCGCTTGGATTAAGGGTGAAATGGACTTCATGCTTAATGAGGAAATCGCTCGTGCGATCCTTATTGGCGATGGTCGTTCCACAGCTTCCAACGATCATATCGGCGAAGATCACATCCGTCCTATCTGGGGTGACTCCGATCTATTTACAATCGAGAAGACAGTTACTGGTGACACAGATGTAAAGTTCGCTAAGAACATGATTGAGCAGTCTATCAGAGCTCGTAAGGATTATAAGGGTTCTGGTAATCCTATCCTTTTTACAACTGATGACTTCCTTACAGAGATGCTTCTCCTCGAGGATACAATCGGTCATCCTCTTTATAAGACAGAGGCCGAGCTCGCTACAAAGATGCGTGTAAGCAGAATCGTAACAGTCCCTGTAATGGAGAATGTCGTTAAGAATAGCAAGCAGATCGTTGGTATTATCGTTAACCCTATCGACTATAATGTCGGCAAGGATGGCAAGGCTGATGGTCTCTTCGACGATTTCGATATCGACTACAACCAGTACAAGTATCTGAAGGAGACCCGTATGTCTGGCGCTCTTGTAAAGCCTTATTCTGCTATTGCCCTTGTTAAGACAGTTTCTTCAGGCGAAGATTCAGGAGAGACACCTGGTGACAACGGCGAAGGTTCAGGAGATCCAGAAGGTTCAGGAGATCCAGACGGCGAAGGCTGATCTATAACGGAGAAAATTCAAAATGGCTAAATTTTATGGGCCCGTAGGATATGCTTGCCAGGAAGAAATACGACCAGGTGTATGGGCACCGGCTCATATTGTTTGGAAAAACCACTATGGCGATATTCGAAATAATTTCCGTCATCAAGATAATCAGGACAAAGTCTCTGACGATTTGACGATTTCTGATGAAATAAGTATAATTGCGACTCCATTTGCCATAAAGAATTTTTCTAATATTCGGTGCATAACTTATATGGGGGCTAACTGGAAAGTTACCGCCGTTAAGTTAGCATATCCTAGAATAAAATTAACGCTTGGAGGTGTGTATAATGGAAGAGAGGCCGATGGATGCCCTTCGAAAGAAAATTCTTGAAGTGACAGATATTCCTAATCTTTACATAGACCCTCCAGCGTCTTTAAAAATGAACTATCCATGCATAAGGATAAGTAGATCTAGTGGCTATACACAATTCGCTAATAATATGCCATATAGGCATACCGTTAGTTATGATGTAAAGTTAATAGACTATGATCCGGATAGCAAGTATTATAAACCTTTGGTGATGGGGTTGCCTATGATACGATTTAACAGACACTATGTTGCTGACGATTTACATCACGATTCTTTTATACTATATTATTAGGAGGACATAAATTATGTCAAAACTTGTTTGGGATAAGACAGGCGAACGTTTTTATGAGACAGGTGTTGACCACGGTGTTCTTTATCCGTTGGCCAAGACTGGTGAGTATGAGGCTGGTGTGGCTTGGAACGGTCTCTCTTCTGTTTCCGAGAATCCTTCCGGTGCAGAAGCAAATGATATTTATGCTGATAACATTAAGTATCTCAGCTTGATGTCAGCAGAAGACTTTGGTCTTACAATTGAGGCTTACACATACCCTGATGAGTGGGCTGAGTGCGATGGCTCTACAGCTCCCGTTTCCGGTATTTCTGTTGGCCAGCAGACAAGAAAGGGTTTCGGATTCAGCTATAGAACAAAGGTTGGTAATGATGTAGACTCTGATCTTGGTTACAAGCTCCACCTTATCTACAATTGTAAGGCTTCTCCTTCCGACAGAGCTTACAATACAATCAATGATAGCCCGGAGGCCATCTCCTTCAGCTGGACAGTTACAACAACTCCTGTTGAGACAGGTGTAGCTAATCTCAAGCCTTCAGCTCAGATCACTCTCGATTCTGCTAAGCTCATCAAGGACGGCAAGGGTGCTCAGCTTACTGCTCTTGAGGATATTCTTTATGGTAAAGATGCTTCTGGTGATGATGCTGCTGTAGATCCTAGACTCCCTTCCATCAATGAAGTTATTGAACTGTTTAAGGCAGAAGATACACCTGATACTGTTACACCTAGTATTACTATTGCTGAGACAGCTACTGTAGCTGTTGGCGACACAGCAGAGATTACAGCTGCTGTAGTACCTGTTGGAACAGCTATCACATGGGGTTCCTCTGATGATACTGTTGCTACAGTTTCTAACGGAACAGTAACAGGTGTTTCTGCTGGTACAGCTGTTATTACAGCTTCTATCGAAGTTGACGGCAACACATACACTGATACATGCACAGTAACAGTTACTGTTACACCTAGTATTACTATTGCTGAGACAGCTACTGTAGCTGTTGGCGACACAGCAGAGATTACAGCTGCTGTAGTACCTGTTGGAACAGCTATCACATGGG